ACTGTGATTCGAACAATACCAGTCGAATCCCATGTGATTGTAAAGTTACCATTTGTTGAAGACTGGTCTGAACCGAAGTCCACATAACCAATCAATGCACTTGTTGAAGCAGTTCCTGTTGAATCGTAGATAACTGCGTAACGTGCTGTGATTGTTGAAGATGACCAAGTGGTATCTGCAGCATCAAGAACAATTACGTTGCTAGCTGAGTCATAAGTAGCTGTCTTTGAACCAAGTGTTGCTCCACCAGATGTGTAGCCTGTACCTGTAACTTCGTATGTTGATACGTCGTTGAAGTAGTCATGAGCGTCCTGATCTGGAGTGTAAGATGATGAAAGAAGAGCGACCTTGATTGTATCAGTGTCGAAATCTACTTCCTTGTTAAGTGCCTTAAGTAGGAAATTACCGTATAGTTTAGATGCCATTAGCTATTTCCCCCTTACGCTGTCTTCTCAAGAATTGCAAAGCCTTCAGCTCTAGCAACTTCGAATGCACGACGTGCACGAACCTTAAGAAGTACGCCATCTGTATCAAATTTAGCGTCCTTAGAAACCATTGACTCGATACCTGCACGAACACCGTTGATCATAAGATCTGTGTTACCTACGATAAGGAGTGCGTTTCCTGATGGAGCAGCAGAAGCTGCTGTACCTGTCATTGCGCCTGTTGAGATAGTTAGTGGGTATCCGAATAGTGTTGCTGATGTAGTTCCTAGTGGATCTGTGAGGATTGGACGATTATTATCGTCAACAAGTCCACGAAGAGTTGCTAAGAACTGTGGGTGTGCAATGAATGCTGTCTTTGATGGATCAAAGTATGCAGACTGTTCAATCTTAGAAAGAAGGTTGTTGAGATCAGCGAATGTAGCTGCTCCACCTGTCTGAATAAGGTTTGCACCAGCAGATCCTGGAGATACTGCACGGTAGATAGATGTGTATGGAGCTGCGTCTGTTCCGTCAGCTGCATCTGTAACACCTAGGCATGCATTGTCAAACTTCTTTGCCCAGTTAGTTGCCCACTGAGTCTTGTATGTGTTAAGAACATCGATGAATGAATCGTTAAGATCTTCTTCTGAGATGTGCATAATCTTAGCCCACTTGCGAGCCTGGAGTGTGATGTCATCAACTGTAACTGATGCCTCACCGATTGTTGCGCCTTCTGCGTATACGTTTGGAGCATCACCAACAAAGCGTGGAACACGCTTTACTGATGTTGACATTGGCTCACGACGTGCAAGCTTTTCAACTGCAGAATTCTGCAATGTTGCTTGAACAACGTTAGAGCTGTGCTCTTCAACGATATAACCGTTAGCGACTGTTAATTCTGTACGTGCCATTTTGGTTTTATCCTTTTCTTATTAGTTAGATTTTGTTTGCTTGGGATTAAAATATTCGTCCGAATAATTTAGATTCGCAAGCCTAAACGTCCATCTAGCTTGCATAGTCCAATTATACACTATTTTACTCTCCAAGTATATATTTTGCTTGTAATTCAGTAGCTGAAAGCGGTGTATCAACATGTGAAGATACTCCAGAATCAGCTTTACCACCAACGATTTTCTTTGGGTCAAATAACTCTGGGAAATCATTTCTTAGATTGCTCAGTTGATCATCTAGACCGTTAATTTCAAAATCGTCAGTTAATTCTATTTCCGAGGTTTTGATGTATTTTAGAAGTTTGTCAGCATTAGGTACTCCATTTTCAAGTAGAGATCTAATTATCTTGTCATTCTTCAATTTAGTCTGTACGAGGTTAGCCTTTTCTCTGGTAGAAACAATTTCTTGCTCTATAGCTTCCTTTTCCATTCTAAAACGCTTTGCATCATTTTTTGCTCGTTCCAATGCAGCCAAAACTGCTATTGGGTCTTTGATCTCTGTAGATGTACCTTCTACGAGTTCTGTGTTTTCCATTTTATCTCCTAATCGTCCAATTAAGGATTATTCTTCCCAGGAACCTGTTTCCTGGCCAAGAGCGTTTGCTCTTTCTGCTGCCTCATTTTTTAAGGCATAATTATGTGCGTTTACAATCTCAGATGTTGGGACTGGTGGAAGTCCTTGCTGAGCTTGTGATTCTTCAACAATTGCTTGTGCAATTTCTGGATCATATCCAGCCTCAAGAAGAATCTGATAAAGTCCAACTCCAACGCTCTTCTTACGAACTGCAATGTCCCAATTGTCTAATGAGTCAATTGATTCTGCATTCTCCCACTTGATTTCAACATCATTTGGAAGACCTTCTACTCTAAACATAAACTTAAAGAGATCACGCCAAGTTGATCCAAATGCCATCTGGCGATTTAGAACCTTCTTGAACAATGGAGCTTCAGCTACACGAAGTGCTTGACCTGATGGAAGTGATGCTCCTCTCATAAAGTAATGTGTTGGTGTATTTGTAATTGATGCCATTGCATTTACATATTCAACAACTGGTGCTGTAAATGTTCCTGGGTCTGCCGCTGGGAATTGTCCAACTGAAGATACACCTTGTAGATACCAAAGTTCTCCTGGGCCATTTCCTAATGCAGCTAGATTTTCTCTAGCGGTATCATCATCTGAGAAGTCATCAAACTCGTTTGAATTTCCTCCAGTTGCTAATGCATAACGCTGTGGAGCACCCTGATAATCAACAGTTAACATGTGTGTTGAAATCAACTTGTTAATTGCATCTTGTGGTCCAAATGCATCTGCATGCTCTGGGCGACCAAATGGCTTGTGTGTGCGGAAGTGGAACACAGGAATTTCACCCCATGGGTTAGGAATAACCTCAAGTGGAGTTACATTTAGCTGATGTGAAACTAAATCAATGTCTCCAGATCCTACGTACTTCTCAATGCGATCTGGGTAATACATGTTTAAATACAAGAACTTCTGGTTCTCATTTACAACCTGCCATAGCTTAGCCGCATATTCCTTCTTACGAGGATTCTCTTGGCTGTAAACAACGCATGTTGTCATTGGTGAATTATAATCAATTGCCATTGTGCCGTCTTCATCTGGCCATACAATTGCATATGAATCGCCGTAAATAAGCGCATTGCGGTGAATTTCATTAATATCTAGCTGAATGTCTGACTGTTCCCACATTGTGTCAACGAAATCTGATGCTTCTTGGCTTGCAACCAAGATATTGTTGATTTCAAGACGATTGAGTACAGCATCTACAACAGTTTTTGAAAAGTTGAATCTGAAATCGCTGCCCTCATAGCGAAACATCTTAAACCATCGCTGATTTGCAAATACTTCTCCGTTAACACCTTCATAGTAGGCTTCAGCTTGCTTATAACCTTCTCTTTTGGTGATGATCTGTTCGAGGGCTACTCTAATATCTCTCATTTGTTATCTCCTTAAATAATTTAATTGTCTTGCAAGTACTTTTGGTGCCTTATTGTCTAGAAAGTATAGGACTCCAGAAACAACAGCATCTAGTACGTCGTCATGTGATACCTTTGGGAAGGAATACATTTGTTCTTCAAGCACAGGAAAGTGAGATGTATGTCTAACTAAGCCCTGTTGATAGAAGTTTAAAGCCTTACCAGCACGAATTTGCTTAGATACAGATTGCTTGATTGATCTATATCTGACTGGAATGTCTTTAAATACATCCTGCCACAAATCTCCGCCCTGGTTTGTTTCAACATAAATAACGCCTGGGTCATAAATGTCTACAAGGCCTGCAACTCTTTCTGACAATTCAGATGGAGAAACTTTCAGCTGAAAAGCTTCTCTAACGTATATATTGTCATCTTCACCTCTGCTCAATACAGCTATACCTGTATAGTCAGAAACCTTATTCTTTGTTACAGCTGGGTCGATAGAGATAATTGTGTTGCCGTAATACTCAATATCCTCCAGAATAACATCTTCATATGTCCAGAAATTGCCATCGCTATTTACTGGTTTGTTCATATAGTTCTTTGCGAAGTCACGCAAGTGTCTTTGGCTTTGAAGCCAGTCTAGAGACCACTTCTCAGGCCATACGGAGCGTTCTGAGCCATCTTCATTGGTCATGATGGCTGGATAGTAGTGGACATTCACATTCTGGTCTTCAATCCACTGTAGGGCTTGATCACGCTCACCTTGAGCATGCTTTCTAAATTGGTCCATCATAGAGTTAGGCATTGTAGTTGTACCAATTAAAATCATTCTAGCATAAATATTCATAGGCGCAATATCATCAAAGACAGTATTCATCTGACGACCTGCTTGATACTCAGAGTAATTCTTTTCACCCTTTTCAATATCGTCAAGAATAATCAAATCTGGGCGAACACCAAAAACTTTCTTACCTAACGAGTTTGTGTCAATACCATTAGCATCAAAAATAAAACCATTTCCTTGGATGATACGCCAGGAATTAGAGGCGAGTGATCGTCCAGTGCTGCCGACGATTTTAGAAGTACATAATTCTGGGTAATCTGATCTAAGATATTCATTTGTCTCCAATTCGTTCTTGAATGTCATTAAGTGCGTTTCCGCCTGAGAAGCAGCATCTGAAAATGCAGCAGCAAATTTGATATGACCATGGGCGGCGGCCCACATTGGAAGAATTAAAAAGATCCAAGTTGACTTGCCACATTCTCTAGGAGCAATAAATGCATCTCTTCCTTGCTTAGGTTCTGTGGCTTTATTGATCCAACTCTTTCCATATTCAGCTAAATCCCAGTGAAATTCAGAAAGAGTGATTTCGCCTTGTGAATTCTGTAAATGTTCTGGCAAATATAGCAAAGCAAATAACATTGGATCATACTTAGTCAATTCCCGTCGACCTTCTGGAAATTTCAAAAGTTCTGGATTAATGTCTGCCATATATTTTGACATATCATTCATTTTTATTCTCCAAATTTATTTGTAGTTCCACATAATAAATTTAAAATGTCAATACTAATGTGGGTGGTATGTCTCAATTGACAACCTTTAAACTATTTTTAATAGATTCATTACGCATTTTGGCTTCATTAAGCATATCTACGATTGCTAAATCAGAGCCATCCTTTGATCTATTCTCATTGATGTTAGTAGATTTACCTTCAATTAGATTGATAGTCTGAATAGCCTTATGTATAGCAGTTGATAGCTTATTGATATCTTCTGATAATAGGTCATCTTCATATAGTTTCTCTACTGATCTATCTATTACTGCCTGTGCCGCCAATACTTTCTCTTTATCTGTATAGAAGATGTCTAATTGTTTAGACATAAATGCCAATGTATTGGATGTAGGCATATCTAAGTTTCTTTGTACATAGAACTTCTTGGCTGTATGATAGCTCTTTGGATATCCTAGATATCTCATTGCTGGACCTATGCCCATTTCATTAGCAGTCTCTATAAATTCCGCCACTTGTTCTTCTGTAAATACGGGATATCCCATTTATTCCTCCATTTGTCGACATATCGATATATCTTTTTACATATAATTTGACTTATGGCCGCACATATGCGATCATTCCTATCAATATGTTAAATACTACAACTATGTAATCTACTTCTTCTTAGCGTAAATTGCTCGTATTTGAGCAGGTGACTTAGTCTTTGTTCCTTTAAGATTTACTGAAGTTGCCTTCTTAGGAGCTCCAGTTATGCTTGCCTTAGTTTTTCTTTTAGCATTAGCAAACCATTGTTGTCTATCTAAAACTTTTTTGACATCTCTCTTTATTTGAGCTTGAGAGTAATTGGTTGTGCTCTTTAGCTTCTTAGGAGCTGTACTCTTCTTGACTGGCATTATTTCTTCTTCTTCTTATCTGAAGATGATCCACTAATTGGGACCTTTATTCCATTGATAGTTCTTACTATAATGTCTGATAGGCTTCCTGGGCCTCCCGCCTGATTTCTACGACGTGATGCTTGAGAATAAGCTGTGCTTACCTTGCGTGAAGCTACTGAGCCTGTTACTCGACGAGCATTAGTTGCTGTCTGAATTGACTTGTACTTCTTTACCTTTGGGGCTTTCTTTCTTGGTGCCATGTCTTCTCTCCTTCTTTTTTGGTTTATATTGGTGATCTATTTCTCTTCTTATTCCGTGCTTATTAATATCTATTATTCTTGCCACTATTTCTTTTTCTTTCTTAAAGTTGGTTTAGCTCTACCAGCATATGGTTGAGTTGGTTTACCTGGTCTCAAAGTTACAGTAGCTACTCCCCTTTGTCTTGCTCCAACATTAATTGGACTTCTGCCAGGGCTTTTAGTACTGTTAGGGTTTTTGGCTTTTCTTCTTGCTGTTGTTGCAACTGTAACCTTACCAACGCTTTTATATCTTGTACCTGAAAGAGGACCAGTTACAGTCTTTGCAACACCTTTATTTCCTTCTGTAGTGGAAACTCTTTTCATAGGTCCTCTATAATTAGAAATTACCTTAGACGATGCTTTGGCTGCATAATTTTGAAGTTGTTGTTTTTGTTGTTTAAATCTTCCGTTTTTACCAGTAGTAGCCATTATTTAGACCTCTTTATAAGTTTTCTTACAACTGTTGGGGCACTTCTTAAACCAGTACCCTTGTTTGCTCTTGCTTTTAATGTAGGTTTAAAAATATTTGTGTTTCTTGCAACTGTTATAGATCCCTGTCTTTCACTAACACCAGTTCCAGTTCTACCTTCTGCTCTAGCTTTTAAACTTTGTTGAGATACTTGTTTGGTTAAACTGTTTTTAAATGCGACTGCAGTTTTAGGTTGAATCGATTTAGTTTTAACCTTAGTACGTGTAGGATTGCCTTTAGTACCTTTAGCCTTAGTATTTTTGCTCTTTGATCCTTTGACTGCCATTTAGTTCTCCTCGTATAACTGATCTAGAAAATCTTTTAGTTTGCCCGCCACATTAAATCCAAATGATTGCTCGTATGTTTCAACGTCATCGTAGATCTCAACTGTCATGGACAATATACCTGATGGATGGTAAAAGACATCTCTAGCGTAAGGGTAAAGTCTCATGCCTTGGGCTTTATTAGTAAATGCGTCTCTTGGGTCCATATGTTCTAAGTATACATTATAAGAAAAAAGCCTAACCGAAGCTAGGCTTTAATCATCCTACAGGAGTAGGTTTACTATTTTGGCAAACAGTAATACAATTATATCACTTTCTTTTGCACAAAGCTAGAGTTGAATGAAGTATTTATTTTCTTTTCTTTCTTAACCTTTGGCTTAGGATCATAGTGTATTGTTGGATACCACCAAGATGGACTTCTCTTTAATTGATCAGCCTCAAACTTGACTATCCATTCTTCTATTGCTTTGTCCAGCTCTTCATTTGAGAGCTGTATGATATCTTTCATTTTGTATGTTGACCAGAAGGATTTTAAGGCTGGATTTTCTTTTACTGTCTTACCTGTATCGTCATGTTTCATCAGGTAATTTGTTCTTTTAGCACCTATATCTGATCTAGGCTTAGATAGCTTGCCTTTTGGTCTACCCACGAGATGCCTTCTTAAATGCTGTGTATGAACGCTGTCTCCAACATGGTTTGCAATAGATATTATGTTTATCAGGACTGACAGATCTCTTGCCAAATTGGCTTATAGGCTTTTCTGAGCCACAATCTCTGCAGACCTTACTCTGAGGTATCTCTTTGGGCTTTCCGTCCTTCATAGTATGCCTGTAAGCCATCTGATTGCTTTTGATTTACATTGAACTCTGTAAATTGTTTTTCTTGAAAACAACCTGAGCATTTTTTCATTTGTTTTTCTTCCAATCTTGGTTATGCTTTGTCTTTAATCTATGGCAATTTGCACATAATGTTTGTAAATTTGAAGAGTCATTGTTTGATCTGTTTCCATCAATATGATCTACATCTAGTTGTACCATGTCTTCTGGAATAAAGTTACATCTTTCACAATGGTCTTTCTTTTGCTGCCGTCCAAATCTATGGCATTTAGCACAACTGCTACGCCATACAGGTTCGTTTTTTTTATTGAGCCCTTTAAGAGCTACTACATTACCGCATCCACATTCTGGTCTAGGCTTCATTTGATACCATCCATCCTATTCGGGCGGCGGCGGTGCCGCACTTAGTACATTGAGGGATGTATCTCAAGTAAAGTTGACAGGTATCACAAAAATAAACATTTCCTTCTACCATGATAATAATCCCTCAACCTCTATTAAAGTAAAGTCAGATGATAGTTTTGTATTTTCTTTTGTATTTATATTTGTATTTAGTTGGTAATCTGGTGCCTGTATCTGGTAATTATTTGCCGCATTGTAGGTTCTCTTTTGCCGTAGGTACCCAGCTTCTATCAATTCCTTTTTGGCAGTTCTTACAGACCTTTCACATAGCCCAGTACCCTCAGCTATTTGCTGATTGGTTGGGAATGAGGGATTGTATGATCCGATAATCAATGCTACAATTCTTGCCTTGGTGCTTAATGTGGAAGACCTAATCAAACGTAGGTATTCAAAATAATCCACGGTATCTCCTTTCTGGTGAGATACCCTAATTGTAATATATTATAATTCTAATGTCAAATGTCTTTGTTCATAAAATGTACATAAATCTCATGCTGACGCTGTTCAAGTCTATTCATCTGGTCTTTCATTGATGAGCCTGAATTTGGAACAAGTTCTTTAAGATAATGTTTAACTAACCATTTAACCATTCCTACCAGTTGCAGTTGAATAAATATAATTCCGCCTACTATTGATAAGGCTAACTCTATTCCATTCATTAAACATTGCCCTTGGTTTGAGCTAGACGATACTTATATCCGTCCTGGATTCCGCCTGGTCCTAGGTATGGGGCTGACATTGTCACTTCCCATTCTCCACCACCAGCATACATTGTCTTGCCCATAGAGTCAAGAACATTCTTTAGCTTGCCCTTGATCTGTAATATTTCTCTAGTCTCTATAAATACAGAACCAAGATCTGTACCTGTAACAGTTGCCGCACCACCAAGAGCCAAGTCAGAAGACATAGATATTCTAATCTTTACTGGGTCTGTAGCATACACGTTCTGCGTGACTCTTCCATCCGCAGATGTAACTGTCTTGTATGAGTAATAGTCAGCTACATATGGGAATTTTCTAGTGGTGTTAAATTTCATTATAGAGTTGTCCAATCCACCTTGCGGTTCCACTGGAATATTTTGCCAGTCTTGATTGATCGTGATCTGTTAAATGATAATGCACGAGCTGCAATTACAGCAAGTGGTGCAATAAATGGAGCACTGTAGTTACCGTCAAAGTTCTGTGCAGAATCTCCAGAGCCTGCGCTTGTTACAGCAACCTGCTTATAAATTACATCCTCATTTTCAAACATGTATGCAGCTTGGTAAGCTGTCATTTTATCTAGTACTAAAAGATCTGAGGGGCTTTCAACATCTATCTCATCTCTACCAATGTAAATCTCAATGATAGATTGAGCTCTCTTAATTAAATCTAATGTTACGTCTAGATTTGTATATTCTTTAACGTTATTAGCGGTTGTAAACATTTCCTCTAGTTCTCCTTCCTAGTTCACGGACTCTTATTGTGTGAGTTGTTGTGAAATCTAATTTGCCAGTTCCCTCTAAAGATAACTGTAGTACATAATCTCCATCTTTATCAAAAAGACTTCTATCTGTTGGCCATACAAAACCAATCTGACCTAAGACTTTGTTTGTGGAAACAACTTGCGCTCCAGTTAAATCTACTAATTCATTATTACTTCCGACCATTTTTGCGGTAATAGTAGTATAAGAACCAAGATTAGCGGCTTCGCCATTCTCATCTTTAACTAATATAGACAAAGGAGTGGCTGGAATTTGTCCTACCCAATATTGACTAATCATCTAATTATTTCCTTTCTTAAGTATACGATTGGATCTACGTGATGTAGATATACTATTACTTGATCTGGTCCTTGTGTAATCGCAAATGCAGGTACTATTGTAGCAGTTGCACTTGCTCCTGTACCAGCAGGCACATTCTTTCCACCAAGGCCAACAATTGTTGCTGAAGCATTCATTGGAAGAATAGCAATTCTTCTATCTGGACCTTTAGCCTGTGTTTCATTTATTGTAGCAGTTGCTATCATCGCACCAACTGTTATTGAGTTTGGATGATCTGCTGTTACAACTGGTTGTGGCAATGCAGCATTTGCTGTTACCGCAGGGAACCCAAGAACTGTTCCAGTAAGTCTAATCCTATCTGATAACCACCACAAAGCACGAGTGCTTATGCTTGGAATAAATACTGTACCAGTATCATATGTTCTACCAGTTATGATTTTAAATGTCTGTAAGTTTCCACCAGTTACTGAACTAGATCCACCACCAGATGCAAATCGACCTAGAGCATCACGAAGTCTTTCACCTGCAAATGAGTTAGTTAATCCAGTTCTTGTTCTAGTTCTAAGTGGGTTTTGTAATAATGTAGGTATATCTCCACCAACAAATCCCTTTAAGTTTTGAGTAACTGGTTCTACTCTAGAAACAATATTATCTCCGCTTAAAGACCAATATTGTTTAATAGCATTATTATCATCGTAAAGAGGTGGCTGAACTCCAGTTGTTCCAGCTAAATATTGTGCTCTTTGTGTAGCATCAATAATTTTAGCATTGTAAGCAATTTCCACCCAGTATTTTGATGCCATATCATATTCATGATATTCAACAAATGCAGTATTAAATTGTGGGTTTTCATATGTAAATGAATTTCCAACATTTTCAGAGAATGAAACAAATATTTTTCCACGAGTTAACTTTCCCTTTAAATTGGTTCCAGGTGGCAAAGCAATTGTTGTTACATAATCCTTATATGGATTATCTACTTGAACATATGAATCGTAGTTTTGATTCCATATCTTCTTTGACAATGCTGTAATTGGAATACCAGCTAAAACATCTTCAGGTTTTACCGCCTGATATGGAAGTCTAAATCTAGGATTTCCAGAATCAGCAAATACAAATTCATCATCTATTTGTAAACCATAAGGTCTATTTTCATATCGCTTGTAAAGCCTATCTGGTCCGCCATATTCAAGCGCATCAGCATTTTGATAGAAAGCATAATCTGTCCAGATAAATGCGTTATCATCTGTTAAGTATTCAAGCTGATTAATTACACGGTGTCTATCATTAAACCATGTATCATACCATCCAGCTCCATGTATATTAACTCCATCTATAGGAGTCCCATCTACAGCAACTCTACCAGTTACAACTGGAGCTCTATTATCAGAATATTCTTCTGCGTAGAAGTTTCCTTGATTTCTAAGTAGAGGAACTTCTGATGCATTTGCAATAATTCCAAGATCTTTTGCAAGCTGTGGATTTGTTACAAAAAGCGAAATGTTGTATGTATCTACAGCTGTACGCAAATTATCTAGGAAGTTAGCAAATAAAGTTTTTTCTTGTAAGTTAAAGTATTCATCAACTTCAGTTTTTGAGTTAAGACCCATGGCGTCTTGTTCTTTAGATTGATCTGGATAATTTCTAAAGAAAATAGCATCATATTGATCTAGCTCATAAACATCTTCCATTAGATTGACATATCTATAGTTATCTGTAATTGGATCTACATATGTTGTTCCATATGTAGTTCCGCTTTTTACTATTACAGAATCATTTAATAATGGATTTTTATCTCCTTTATATGTATCACCAGAATATAAGTTTTTAACTGGAAGCGGGAATACATCCCAATCAAAGAATGTCTGTGTCTTATCTGTTAAGTATGTTGT